TTTAGGTGGTGAATCAGCTGCGGCAGCACTTGAAAGATTAAAATTAGCTGCTATTGGTTTAGGTAAAGTCGGTATTGTAGCTATCCTAGCTTCGCTTGCAGCCCTAGGTAAAGGTTTCTACGATACAATGATACAGGGCGACAATTTAGTTAGACAATTGGCTTTAACTGGTGGTTCACTTGGCATGACAAAAGACCGAGCAGAGAATTATGCTAATTCTATGAATCTTGTCGGAGTCAGTACTTATAAAGCAATGACAGTAATTGGTGCTATGGCTAAAGAGGGTGGCTTTATTGCAACTCAGATTCCATTAGTTACAAAAGCAGCTGTTGACATGCAAAAGTACGCTGGTGTAGCCATCGAGGACACTGTAAAAGCCTTCGCTAAAATGCGTGATGAACCTGTTAAAGCGTTATTTGAATTGGCAAGAGCGACAGGTCTAGTTGCACCAGAGGTTATTAAAGCCGTAATTGAATTAGATAAGCAAGGCAAATCTGCTGAGGCAACAGCGTTAGCCATCAAAACTTTAGCTGAAACTAATACAAAACAAGTCGATAGAATGAAAGAGGACTACAGCGAATTTGCTAAATTTATGAAAGGTCTTGGTGCATCTATTGGTGAGTGGTATGATAAGTTATTCAAAGATGTTTGGATGAAGGCTAGTCCTACAGCCGAGGTTGAGCGTAGAATTAAGATGATTGAAACCATCTTAAAAGATAATCCCACTATGGACAGCAAGCAACGTCAATCTTATATAGATGTACAAACAGCTCTTGAAGCTCAAGTATTAAGTATACTGAAAGTTAACGAAGCTGGTAAAACCCAAGAGGCAACCAATTCTAAAATCGCAAAAGACTTGGAAAATTTTAATAAAGACCAAGAACAGTTTGCGGATAATCGAGAAAAACGTGAAAAAGAAATTGCTGAAGTAACACTTAGAAATCAAGGCTTAATTGCGGCAGGTATGATTACACAAGTTCAACATGAAAAGATGTTGAACAATATCCGTAAAAAATATAAGGACGAACAACGTTCATTAACCTTCTTTGAATCTGAAATGCAGAATGCCCAAAAGATGGTTGCTGTGTATGAAGATGCTCAGATTAATATGAACGAAGCTCAAAAGCGTATGTTATCTCTCGCTGTTGACCCACGTTTCTTAGAGGTTGGTCAAAAAGAGCAGCAGAAGATTATGATTGCTTTAGTAAAAGCTTCTAATGAGATTAATGAAAAGACTCGTACACAGTATGGCATTAAAGCTAATGCTGGATTATTTGAGGAAACTGAAGCACTACGTGTACAAGCAGAAATGATTGGTGCAACAGATGTGGCTAAGATGAAGTACAATAGGACTTTAGAAGCCTCTAAAAAACTCAGAGAAGAAGAACTGTTTATTGATGCACAATCTTGGGGTTCAACAGAAAAAGAGATTGAGAAAATGGCTGCACTAGAGCGTTACAATCAGCGCGTCCTTAACGCAGACACTGAAATAGCTAACATGTTAAAAACTGAACGAGTTGATGCATATGGAAATGCATTTAAGAGTGCATTCGATGGTATGGCAGACGCAATCGTTACTTTTGCTCAAACTGGTAAACTCAGTTTCAAGGGATTGATTGATGCCATGTTAGTTGACTTAATTCGTTTTGAAATGAGAGCACAAACTACAGCTTTATATCGAAGTTTAGGTGGCGGTGCAGGTATCATGAATATGTTAACAGGTAATACAGCTGTTGGCATGGGAAGCATGGGAAGCGTAGATACTGCGGCATTACCTGCTGGTTCATTTAAAGCTAATGGCGCTGCTTATTCAAACGGTGTAGAGATGTTTGCCAATGGTGGCGCATTTACTAACTCAATCGTAGACAGCCCTACATTGTTCAAGTTTGCCAAAGGTACTGGTATGATGGGTGAGGCTGGTCCAGAAGCTATTATGCCTCTACGCCGTGGAGCCGATGGTTCCTTAGGTGTACAAGCACAAGGTGGTGGTTCTAATGTTCAAGTTACAGTTATTAATAACAGCACTACTGAGGCAAAGACTACCGAGACTACGGACTCAAGAGGCAACAGAAAAATTGAAGTTATGATTGGTGATATGACAGCTTCTGAAGTTCAGCGTAATGGCAGCTCTTCACAGAAGGCTTTAAAATCAACCTTCGGTTTACAACCTGCCTTAATTAGGAGATAAGAATGGCTTATGCTTATATTTGGCCTAGTACCATACCACAGAAGCCTAACACAGATTATTCTGAGACTTCTGGTGTACTTATTATGAGAACACCTATGGATGCTGGCCCTGCAAAAATGCGAAGAAGAGGTAAACGTACAGAGAATATGCAAGTATCCTTTGATATGTCTACCTCGCAAGTTGACACCTTAGATGCATTTATTAAGAATACGTTACGAGGTACAGCGCGTTTTGGTTTCCCACACCCAAGGTTGAATGAAACGGTAGAGGCTCGAATAGTGCCTCAATCTGATGGTGCATTTTACACAATTACATATATACTTCCTGAACGTTGGAGAGTATCTATGCAAATGGAAATCCTACCATGAGTCGTTTAACAACCATGTCACCAGATGCAATCAGAGCAGTATTCTCTCCAGATGCTGATTCTGATTTAATCTTTTTACTAACTATTTACGACCCTGTAAATCCTTCACAAGTAGTTGCAAGACTGGCTGATGGATTTACACAACGTATTAGTGAAACAGATGATGAAGTTGTATATGGCGTAGTCAGTAATGGCAATGAATATATTTTCTTACCTATTGAGGTTACATTACCTACAGAGGAAGAAGCTCAAGCACCTAAATGCTCAATTACCATTCATGATGTGACACGACATATTGTGCCTATTATTAGAAATATATCAGGTCCACCAAAAATTAAAATGGAGCTGGTACTATCTAAGACACCCAATAATATTGAGGTTTCTTTTGATGGATTCTACATTAATAGTTTTACGTACAACTCAGACACCGTTAGTGCGAGTTTATCGATGATTGATTTAGAACGTGAACCGTTCCCAATGCATTCGTTTACCCCGCGATACTTTCCGGGTCTATTTTAAGAATAACACAACTTAATGAGGTATTAAATGTGGTCAAATAATTATATCGGCATACCTTTTAAATATAAAGGTAGGGATGAAAACGGAATAGATTGTTGGGGATTAGTCCGTCTAATCTATAAGAACGAATATAATATTTCCCTACCTTCATTCGGTGAAGAATATGCTGAAAATGATATTAGCAGAATTCAAGAACTAATCTCTCAATATAAAGAAGGTTGGGAATCAATCGATACACCCACTGAAGGCACAGCTGTATTATTTAGAATATTAGGTGCTGAGTCACATATTGGTGTAGCTATTTCAGATACTCACTTTATTCATGCAAGAGATGGATATGATTCAGCTATCGAGTCTTTTAATTCCCCGTACTGGAAGCGTAGAATTGTTGGACACTTCAAGTATAGTGAAAATAAAGGTATTGTATTAAATGCAATTCCTCATCCATTACGTACAACTCGTTATACTGTTCCAGTACCTCCAAACACTAAGCTAGACGCTTTAGCAAATTGGATTATAAAAGAGTATTCTATTGCTGAAGAGATTAAAAGTAAAGTAAATATTCTTGTAAATGGTAAGGTCGTAGAGGAATGTGAATGGTCTTCAGTGACCTTAAAAGATACAGACGTTGTAGAATATCGCGCTATACCTACTGGTGGTAATACAACTAGGCTTATTCTAACTTTAGCCGTAATGTACGTTGCTGTAACATATGGCACAGATTTATCTGCTGCGGTTGGTTATACAGGCACTGGCGCGGCAACTATGGGTAGTATCGCTATTTCATTAGTTGGTACGGCACTTGTTAACTACATTGCCCCTATTCGACCACCAGACTTTGGTGCTGGCGCTGGAGGTCAAGACGCAGGTTCATCTGAGCGTCAATTAATGGCTTCGGGCGCTCAAAATAGAGGCGTACCTTATGCAGCTATTCCTGTGGTTTTAGGTAAGGTTCGTGTAACACCTCCATTAGGTTCAATTAACTTTCTGTCTTACGAGAATGAGAGAGATAGTTACTTATCTATGCTACTTACTTGGGGATATGGTCCACTTACCATTGACGACAATTCTTTCCGAATTGGTGAGCAACCTATCAGCAACTACACAGATTACTCAGTCATAACATTAGACCGAAAGACTGCTGAGACTTCAGACCAGATAGACAAATTTAATGCTATCTATGGCAGAGATATTACTCAGGTTAATTCTAATTTAGAACTTGTTTGCGAAGGTAACCCTGAAGTCTCAGTTACAGCTGGACCTTGGGCTGAAGCCATATCAACAGAGGTTGTACAATCTGTTACAGTAGCTTTACACTTTCCTCAGGGTTTACGAAAAGTTGCAACCAAAGGTGAGAACGGAGGCAAAAGTTACACAGCAAGCGTTAATTTTGATATTCAATATTTGCACAACGGGAGTTGGGTAGACTTACCAGTTATCACTGTAGGTGGAGATGCACCTAAAAAGGATGCCTTTACCTTTACTAGAACATACTCTATTTATAGCGCAGATATTCCAGTAAATACCACCCTTTCTCTACGTGTTCGTAGAACTACAGGGGATAATGTAGAGGATAATCCAGACTACCGCTATTACCATCAAAGTTTCTTACAGAACGTATCATTCTTCAATAATACGACACCAGCTGTAGACCCATTAGGTGCAAAAATTGCAAAATCTGCAGTAAAAATTAAAGCCACCGAACAATTAAACGGTTCTATCGAAGTACAGACCTACTGTAAAGCTTGGAACGGCTCTTCTTGGGTGGATGCTTCTACAAGTAATCCAGCTGCGCTGTTTAGATACGTATTAGAACATCCAGCTAATGCTCAGAAAATTACGGACCCATCTAGCAAATTTGATTTAGTTCAATTACAGCATTGGGCAACATATTGCAGTAACAGAGGTTTTGAATATAATAGTGTATTAAGTAATCAACGAAGTGTACTAGAGGTATTGAGAGATATTTGTGCTGCGGGTAGAGCTAGTCCAGCCCTTGTGGACGGTAAATGGACAGTTACAATTGACGAAGAAAAGCCAAACGTAATTCAACATTTTACGCCTCACAATAGTTGGGGATTTGAATCTACAAAGTCCTTACCTAAACTACCAGATGGTTTAAGAGTAACGTACTATGATGAAGACCAAAATTATCAAGAGTGTGAAATTATTGTTTATGCAAGTGGTAAGAGTGAAGGTAATTCAGAGTTATTTGAAAGCATTCAGTTACCTGGTTGCACTAAGAAATCTGCTGTAATCGACCACGCACGTTGGCACATGGCTCAAGCTAAACTGCGCCCTGAAGTTTATACTCTAAATTCAGATATTGAATATTTGGTATGTAATAGAGGCGACCGTGTAAAAGTTATGCACGATGTTCCACTATGGGGTTTAGCCAGTGGGCGTATCAAAAATAGACTCTCAGCTACAGTCTTTGAGTTAGATGAAGATGTGCCTATGGTTCGGAATACAAACTACACTATTCGTGTACGTTCATCAAATGGTGGGTCGGTTGTTAGAAGTATCGTGCCTGTAACTGAAGATGGCAATTATAGTGAAATAACCTTAACAGCTTCTGCAAGTGAAACTGAAATTAATCATGAAGACTTGTTCATGTTTGGTGAATTAAATAGTGAAAGCAATGATTTAATTGTTCTCAGTATTGAACCTACTGGAAATAAATCAGCAAGATTGACTCTAGTTGATTATGGTGTTACACCTACATATAATATTTTCAATGATTATTTAACTCTAACGAATAATGTAGTTTTTGATTCTAAGATAACACTCCCACCTAAACTTTTAATAGATACCTTTGGAACTAAGACTCCAACTATTACTGGTATGATTAGC